GCCTAAGACCCCGCTGGGTGGCGGCACCCCGAAGTACAGCGTTTCGCTGATTATCCCGAAGAGCGACACCGTGACCATCGCCAAGATCCGCGCTGCGATTCAGGCGGCTTACGACGAAGGCCAGTCCAAGCTCAAGGGCAGCAGCAAGTTCGTACCTGCGCTGGAGGACATCAAGACTCCGCTGCGTGATGGCGACAAGGAGCGCAAGGGCGACGAAGCCTATGCAGGCAGTTACTTCGTGAACGCCAACAGCACCACGAAACCGGGGGTGGTCGATGCCGACCGCAATCCGATCCTGGACAGCTCCGAGCTGTACAGCGGTATCATTGGCAGGGCCAGCATCAACCACAGCCGTGCTGAGGACGACTTCGCCGATCTGGACGATGACGATGAGGACTTCCTGTCCTGATGACAACAACCTGGGCGGCAGGCTCCCTGCCTGCTGCCCTCTTTACGAGGTGAATGACAATGACCGTAGAGATGATCAATGAGTTTATGGATTCGGTGGTCCGAGGGACCCTGACCGGCATCTGCTTTGCCTTCTGGCTTCTGTGCATGGCTGGGATCTGGAAGTGGTTCATCGGTGTGATGAAAAGAGCTCTGTTCTACCTTTTTCCCGGCCTGCAGACCTGGGCGGAGAGCAGAAGAAAGATGAGGAAAAAAGACAATGGAAACGACAATGACGCTGAGCCATCTGGCGGATCTGATTATCGTGATCAGCTTCTGTAGCATGTGCGGTGCCGGTCTCGGCTATATGGTAGCTGAGCTGGTGAGCATCGCCTTTGATAGTATCAAGAAGAAACTGGCCGAGCGCAAGGAGCGCAAAGCAAAAGCGCTGGAGGAATCCAGCACTGAAACAACCGAATAATATAGCTTGGCGGCAGGGCTCCAAACCCTGCCGCTTTGTGAAAGGAATTCCAATGGAAATTAAAAATCTGTCTTTAGACCTTGAGACGAAATCAAGTGTCGACATCGGAAAATCCGGTGCCTACAAATATGCCGAGTCACCGGACTTTGCCATTTTGCTGTTCGGTGTGTCCATCAACCACGGCCCCATCACCGTGTACGATCTCGCCTGCGGGGATAGTGTTCCGGAAGAGATCATTGCTGCACTCTCCGATGACCGGGTGACGAAGTGGGCCTACAATGCCAGCTTCGAGCGGGTCTGTCTGTCGGTCTGGCTGCGCAGGAATTACCCGCAGCACTTCCGCTCCTACAGCATCCCCGGCGATCCGGTCCAGAACTATCTCGATCCGGCATCATGGAAGTGCACACTGGTATGGGCTGCCTACAACGGCCTGCCCCTGGGACTGGAAAAGGTCGGTGCGGTCCTTGGCTTTGAGGAGCAGAAATTGAAGGAAGGTAAAGACCTGATCAAGTATTTCTGCTGCCCCTGCAAGCCCACGAAAAGCAACGGTGGCCGGACCTGGAACCTGCCGCAGCATGCACCTGAGAAATGGGAACTGTTCAAAAAATACAATGAGCGCGATGTGCAGGTGGAGATGCAGATCCAGGAACGTCTGAAGAATTATCCGGTGCCGGATTTCGTTTGGGATGAATACCACCTGGACCAGCAGATCAACGATCGCGGCATCATGATCGATCAGGACATGGTCCGGGAGGCATTGCGGATCGATGAGCTTTCCAAGACAGACCTGACCGTCCGGATGCAGAAAAAGACCGGGCTGGACAATCCCAACTCGGTCATACAGATGAAAGATTATCTGGCAGAGAACGGCATGGAGGTGGAAAGCCTCGGGAAGAAGGATGTCGCAGCCATGATCAAAACCGCGCCGGAGGATCTGGCCGAGGTGCTTTCGCTCCGGCTGCAGCTGGCTAAGAGCTCCGTCCGTAAGTATCAGGCCATGCAAAACGCAGTCTGCGCCGATGGCCGCTGCCACGGCATGTTTCAGTTTTACGGTGCCAACCGAAGTGGCCGATGGGCCGGACGCCTGATTCAGTTGCAAAACCTGCCGCAAAATCACATGGATGATCTGGAGCAGGCTCGTGATCTGGTGAAGGCCGGTGACTATGAAATGTTGGATATGCTGTACGACTCCGTCCCCGGTGTGTTGTCGGAATTGATCAGGACCGCCTTCATTCCGAGGCCCGGATACAAATTTGTGGTCAGTGACTTCAGTGCCATCGAGGCGCGAGTTTTGAGCCACCTTGCCGGTGAAACCTGGCGGGCAGAGGTCTTTCACAAGGGCCGTGACATCTACTGCGAAAGTGCCAGCAGGATGTTTGGTGTGCCAGTCGAGAAGCATGGCCAGAACAGCCACCTCCGGCAAAAAGGCAAAATCGCTGAGCTGGCCCTCGGCTATGGCGGCAGCGTCGGTGCCCTCAAAGCTATGGGCGCTCTCGACATGGGCCTGACCGAAGATGAGCTACAGCCGCTGGTAGATATGTGGCGCAGCAGCAACCCGCATATCACGCAGTACTGGTGGGCGGTAGATGCCGCTGTGAAGGATGCGATTCAAATGCGGACCCAGACTCAGGTTGGTGACATCATCTTTCTGATGAAAAACGGGATGCTGTTTATCACCCTGCCCTCCGGACGCAGGCTGGCCTACGTGAAGCCCCGGATCGGCGAGAACCGTTTCGGAGGTGAGTCCGTCACTTACATGGGAATCGATGCCCAGAAGAAATGGAGCCGGATCGAATCTTACGGTCCGAAGTTTGTCGAGAACATTGTGCAGGCGGTCAGCCGGGACATCCTGGCCCATGCCATGCGGACCTTAAGCTACAGCCAGATCGTCGGGCACGTCCACGACGAGCTCATCATCGAATGCAGCCCGGAGGTATCGCTGGATGCGATCTGTGAGCAGATGGGGAGGACCCCGCCGTGGATACCCGGCATCGAGCTCAGGGCCGATGGATATGAGTGCAGATTTTATCAGAAGCAATAAAAAACGGGCAGCGCCTACCTTGGTGGTAAGTGCTGCCCTTCGCC